TCTTTCACCATGTCTGCGATTTTACCCGCCGACTTGGAGATTATACCATCGATTTTTAATCCTCTATCAGTAACTTCAAGCCCTGTGGCTTTACCGATGGGAGAATTATAGTCGTGGTTAAATAATAGGATGGGATTGTTTTTGAAGTTATCAAGACCTCCTTGTAGCCAAGCGTCTTTTTCTATTACATCACCTGCCCTGTCCGTATCATTTGTACTTGCATAACCCTGTATTTTAATAGTGCCATCATCATCTGATTGCGCTTTAAATACAGAAGTTAAATTAAATATTTTATTCATAGACTTATCTTCCTCTCTTGCAATTTGACCAGCTTTCTTTCTAGCCCATGATTGCCCTGGATCTCCTCCCCATAGTGCCCAAGCTATTCTGCCTGCGCTAGGGTATCCATCCTCGCCAGGGGAGAAACCCTGGCCTTGCTTATCTACTTCATGGCGACTAAAATAGGAGTGCATCCGTTTAACGGTACTAGGGGAAAGAGTCTTTCTATTAGAGAGATCTCTTGCTCTAGCTACGCCTACTTCGGTGCCTCCTCGGTTAAATTCTTTTCTCCATTCTAAACCTCTTTTGGCTTCTGCAGCCATACTATCAGTAGGTTTTAAATCGATATCAGATACTGCTTTATCCGTCATCTTCTGAAGTCTCTTCTGGCCTTCCGCCCTCTGAAGGATTTGAAGCCGAACCTGCTATATTTGCAGGAACTCTAAGATCATCGTGTCCTTCAACAGGATCGAGTCTTAAGGCTTCCCTAGCTTCATTTGGACTCATTACACCTCCATTAACCAAAGTGGAATAGTAGGAGGCCTCGTCTTGCAATTCTGGTCGAAGAGCGGGAATATTACTTACGTCTTCCTGCAAATCAAAACCAAAATATCTTTCAAATGCGAAGTTTAATTTTCTGACTATAGGAAGTATCGTTTCTAAATAATACAACCTGTGATTCGGTCGAATGTTCGCATTGTTACCACTATCTAAAAGAATAGGTGGTACTCCCATAGCCTCTAGTATTATCTTTTCATTTTCTTTTATAGACTCTTGGAAGTTTAATTCTCTAAAGTTGACTTCATTTAAGCTATCTACCTCTAGTCCTCCATCGAGTATAAGAGGTCTATGTCCGCCTGCTTCTGGATTATATCTCGATCTCCATGCTGCAAGCATTCTTTCTTTAATCTTTTCACTAAGAGTATTTGGGCTCTTAATAACTAAACCAGGTACTGCTCCATTCTTGAAGAAGTTTTCCTGAAACTTTCTCATTGAACCTAATAATTGCATACGCTTGTATGCTGGTTTCAATCTAGGAACTCCTCTATAAAAAGAATTAAAAGAGTTCTCTTTAATATGTATTATCTCTTGGGGACTGTAGTCTAAACGTCCGTCATAAACAAAAGATTTTATGTAAGTCTTCTCATCCGTTTCAATTTCTACATTTCGAGCAGGCAGTTGATACAAGTGTGCCCCATCGAAATAAATAAAGATATTTCCATCTATAAGTAAGTCTACTATTAAGTTTCTCTTGAAAGTGTTTATATCCTGAAACGGATTGGGTTCGGTATTCAGAAGTAGAGAAACTCTTGACTTTCTCATATTTGGATATACTGGTGTTAGTCCTAATTTTCTCCCTACGTCTACTTTAATTTCTGCAACATCATCTACGATCATGTTTACAGCTCTGTTTACTACTTCAAATTGTTCGTATGCATTTGCATAGTTTACATAGTTTTCAGTAGTTGAAAGTGCAAATCCTTCTTCGCGAGCAATAAACTCCTGTGCGGGGTTTGCCTTCTCCTGTCTTTTAAATAGGTTGCTATACCATGCCATACTTGTCTCTTTGCTTCTCGACCCAACGCTTTTGTTTAGGTCCTGTTACCAGCTTCGGTCTTTTTCCATAAATCGAATGCAGTTTTAAGTGATGAGTATGACAAAGAGTTACTGCCTCATCGTACAGCTCTACCATGTGCTCTGCTATAAAGGTATCCCGTACGTCCATGATTTCCTCTGCTGTGGATATTGCTAATTTGTTTTTACGCAACCAAATATCCAGCAGTTCTGTTAATCCGTAAAAGTGATGAAAATCCAGGTTCTCATCACTTCCGCAAATAAAGCATTCCGTACCCTTCTGGTACTTCGCCTTTGCTTTATCTCTAACGTATTTTACTAGGTCTCGCTTTAGGTCCATTTACAGTTTTTCACTTTAAAAAATTATACCAAAGATAGGGTACGAAAGTCAAGAGTTATTTTTTTCTTGGTACCTTTAAAAAGTTCCTGCGGAAATTTCAAAGCTGTACAGTGCGTACCTTAGTGCATCCGACATATGAGAAAACCTGTCATGCTTGGGTTTCTCTCTTAATAAGTTGGGATTGGGATCCCATTGATACTGATCTAGACACTCTAAAGTATTCTCACACTTCTGACTTACCATTAATCTATTATTATCTACTATATTTGCGACGTGTGCAATGCCATCCAGAACTGATTTCTTGGCGTTGATTGTTGTAATATCATAGTTCTGTGCGAAGTCGAATCTAGTCTGCTGCGCTGCCGAATCGATGTAAATATAGTCGATATCCCATTTGTCAATAAGTTTTTGTATTTCAAGAGCGTGTTGCTCAGTTGTTTTTTCTGCATCAATATACTCGTCTACTACATAATAAGTTTGGCTATCCCAATCGTAAGCAATGACGCAGAAAGCGGTGGGGTCTTTGTATCCTACGTCAAGTCCTGCAAATACATCCATACCTTGAGGGTTAAACTGGTCGGTATTAGTAGTGCAGTTTTCATAATCAAAGTTCCAAATTTGTCCTTCATAAGTATTAAAGTCTGCTAAATACTCTTGGGCAAATTCAGCGGTGGACATAGACTTCTTAGCTTCTCTGATGTCATCTTCACTAAGTCGAGGATTTTCATGATAAGTTGCCTTTATAGAAATCCACTCTGGAAACTCATCATTAAATCCTCTGTGAAAGAAATCTGCAAACCAGTTATTCCTACCTCTGGGGGTAGAAATAAACAGGGCTTTGCTGTTATCTTTATCTAGTGTAGGTCTCAAAGCAACATTAAAAGCTTCTCGTCCGTCTGTTAAAGCAGCTTCGTCAAAAATAATGAGGTCATAACTTCTACCAACTACTGAGTCTACTTGATTTATAGATCCCATCCGTATAGTAGAATTATTAGACAGTTCTATAACTCTGTCCTTTGCGTTATCCCTGACTACTTCCAAGTCAAAATGCTTTATCAAATTTCTCTGAAGATCAAAAGAAATTTGAGAAAGCGAATAGTTTGGTGACATAAGCAGTACATTACTGCCTGGTACTAAAACTGTTAGTTGTCCAATTATGTTGGCTATATAAGTTTTGCCTTGTCGTCGAGAAAGAGCACCTGCAATAAATCGATACTTAGGGTTATTAATAGCATTAATAATTCCTATCTGTGAAGGAATTGCTTCTATACCTAGTAACTCTAAGTAAGGAGGTACAGGTAGTTTTATAAATCTCTCTTCTGGGGGATAATTCATTAATTGATCCCCAAGTACATCGGCTCTACTTATTTCTAACATTTAGTGTATGACTACCCCTGGACGGGACAGCTCCTCTTGTGGGTCGTTTATTAGTTGATTGGCTTCTGCAAGTCTATATAAATTAATAAATCCAGTAGCCATATTAATAGTACCTAAATCATTAGGGTCTATTTCTTCTAGTGTGAGTTCATCTTTTCCGTATTTACTTTGTAGTTTTATCAAGGTAGACTGACAATCATCTAAAACTTGTCGTAACCAAAAGTCATGTGGGTCTAAATCATTCATCTTTTAATAAGTCCTTATAAAGTACGGCTGAGTGGTCATAGAAAGAATCAAACCATTGTCTTTTCTTCCAAGCAGCTTTTCTTCCTCTCCAAGAGTCTTTGAAACTCTGCCACCACGTTAGACTTCTAATCTGGCCGTAAGTGTTGATATAATTCAAATTACCACCATCATAGAATAACCAGCCCATCTTTAATGGAACTCTAGGAACTATATCGTTATTATTTACAAAACGCTGCCAATCGCAGTCTCTTTGTATTCGTTCACAAAACTGTCTATTGCCAACACGAGGCTGACCATAGGTATAAAGTTCTTTTACATTATATCCAGACTTTAATAGAAAGCCTGTCATAATAACAGCCATTGCACCACCAAGACTATGTCCTGTTAGTACAATAGGTTTCTCATCATCTGGTAAGTTCTTGATTACCTTCGGAAAGAGAGAAAAAGCCTCAGACCAGAAGCCTGAGTGAATTTTCTCTCCAGTTCCAGCAGGGTCGATACGCCAGAATTTAAGGTCAGCCGTTATATCTTTCAGTTGGGAAGGTTCTGTACCTCTACAAGATATAACAGTGGCTTCGGGGGTGAAGAACATCCAAGCCTCTGCATTGTCTGATTCCATGAACTTAGCACGGTCAAATGCAGAGTCGTTGGACTCTCCAGGATTACAATACGCTAACTGAGCTAGCTTAGCATAAGTGTAATTCTTACTCATCTTCTTCTTCAGCAGGTTTAGGCGCAGGTTTGGGTGCTGGTGCAGCTTTTCCCTTATCAGCAGCTTCTGCTTCTTCTTTAGTAGCGTGAGTACTTGATACATTACCGTCTTCGTCTTGTACCATCCAGTACGCTCCTCCAGGTCCTTTTGCTATTGCCATATTTTTCTCCTAATCAGCTTCTTGCCAGCATTGACAGTCACTGTCTTTGCAGTTTTCTTCATTACAAAACTCTTGTGTGCATACACAATCGGGGTTATTGCATTCCATCTATTTTCTCCTCGAGCCTTTCCAAGATTCTCTTGTTGGCTTCGACTTTTGTCTCAACTACAGACATTCTTTGATAAAACTCTACTCGGTCATGATCGACTGCTGAGTGTAACCCTTCTAGTCGCTCGACTGAAGCCTGTACACCAGACGCCCACCATATAATTCCTGCAAACTGTACTATCAGAACGGTTAAAGTTCCTAGTTGTATTTTGTCCAACCGAAGTGCCACGACCGTCTCCTAATTTAGTGGGTTGGATAATTCATCCATTCCCAGCCAGATATCGTCAATTTCTTTATCGACTTTCTCTATTTTAGTCTCAAACTGTTTTAAATAATTCTCAAACCCTTCGACTTTGCCCACTATTAGTTTTGCTTCTGCAACGGTTGTTCTCATAGCTTCTACATCTTTCTCAGCTTGTATTACTCGCTCTTTAATTGCTAGTAATTCTTTTTGCTGTTCAATAATTGTTTTTAAGTTTGTTCCTAGTTCAGCTAACTTTCCCTGTAGACTCTTAACATCATTATCTTCAAGTTCCTGTTTTATTAGCTGTATCTCTTCGTGTAAAGGTGCTGTATCAGGAATCTCATAAGCTTCCACAGCTTCTAGTCTGCTGTATAGCTCACTTGCTGTCCATATCGTACCACCAATAGTAGATACGAAACCAAGTACTACGGCTATGTAGACACCCTTAAACTTAACGCCCCCTACATTTATCTCTGTTTCTTCTAAAGACATTTAATTTCCACAATTTGTTTCATTAAAGAAACAATCGTAGCCTAAATAAGTAGGACTTGTAGTATAAAACAAACTATTAGCTCCGGCATTTAGTATATCTGTTTCAGTTGTAAACAAATCAATACCTAATCCACCTGTGCCATCTATGTAGACCCCGCTGCCACTATTACTAGTGGACCACATAACAACAACCATATTGTTATTGTTATCATAAGAAGTAGAAGCATCAGTTACAAAACTTGCATCTGCGTTTTCCGCTCCTTGATCGAAAAAAGCAGTAGCATTTGGATCATTCGCTAATCCTATGTATGCTGCTGCTTGTTGAGCATAAGTCTCAATATCATCTAAAGACTCATTATACTCCGTAACTGTTTCTTGGCTAAGAGTTAGTGATGCTTCATTTAATTCTGTATATTCTGCTACTAACTGCTTTTGCTCGGGAGTTCCATCGTCCTGAGCTGCTTCTGCCATTTCTGCGATCTCCATAATAGTGGAAATCTCTGTCGCTGTCTCTACAAAAGTATCTACAGCGTCATTCATGTTCTCTATTGCTATATCACCTTGGTCTAGTAAATATAATTCTGCATCGTAAAAGGTGGAACCTGCAACTACTGACAAAGCATTGTTGTAAGCATTTACTTGGTTCTCTGTAATTAAACCTCCATGCACTATACCATTTGGTGCTACCTGTCCATTTACTGAAAGGGCCATCAGGCCGCCTGTTGCTCGAATACCGTAATCTAGAGAATCCAAAACGCTTCGACTATCAGTAACTAAATCATCAATCGCGTCTGCTTGAACGGAAACGTTCAGAGATACTAAGGCCACCGTTGCCATTAGTAATATCTTCTTCACTAGTCTCTCCTATTCCCAAAATGGTGTTATACCATTCCTTCTGTTCCTCATATCCGGGTATGTAGGTAACAGGATTCTGTTTCATTATTAAGTACGCTCTTTTCCCCACTACTAGCTTGCCACTTCGTATGAGAGGACATGGAGTACCCGATATAAACATCGACTTCCATACTTCCTCTTCTTGGCACATTCTAGCTACTGCGGCAACTTTCATTCCCAAGTCATTTAAGACTTTGGCATCTCTTCTCCTGTTGCACTTCTCATCTTCTCTGTAAACTCCAGTGCTGATCCCAAACATTTGTCCTTGGGCAGCTCCTGATATTCCTTGCAAGCATGTTTCCGACCCCGTACTTATGTAAGATGGAGACATCGCTGATGAAGCAGGCATTCCCGAACTTCCTGCTCCATTATATGTTTTTGAATTATTAGTACTTCTATTATTACTGTTGACGGTACTGTTCTGATTTACAGTATTTAAACTTCCGTCTTGGCTTGTGTCACCTTCTATTTCTCCAGGAGGATTACCAGGTATCTCCGGTATCTCTGGTTGGATATCGGGGCCGCCGGGTCCTGGTTCTGCAAATAGCAAGGGGCTGGCTAATAAAAGCAGCAGGATAACTAGTAGTTTCACTTTTTAGTCCCAAAAT